TAAATAATTTTGAACATTTGCAGGTAAAACATCCGCACCATTATATTTTGTTGTATCAAAATTAAAACCAAGTCTACCGTATACTGTCATTTTTAAGCTTCCATTGGGCTAGTTGGTGGTGATGTCGGAAATCCTCTATTACCTATGTGTACGTGCTGGTCAACTTTTAGCCTAAAACTTTCCATTGAACCAAATAAATCATTAATCATCGGTGCGGTAACCGATACTCCAGCATTAATTGTTGTTGCAGCTGTAATATATCCTAAAGTTTGAACACTCATATTCGCAGAAAGGCTCATTCCAGCAGTAATATTACCAGCCGCAGAAATTGTTTGTGTTGAACCTATATCACCACGAACATTTAAATTTGCATTAACATTTAAATCTGTGGCATTGATTGTCATAGCACCCGATACAGTAACATCATTATTTCCTTGTATTGTTTGTGTGCAATCTCCTTCAACCAATTGATTTACATCACCTTTTACATTTTGATAAACTGTTCCATCAACTTGTTGATAAGAATCTCCTTGAACATGAAATACGGAATCTCCTTGGACTGTAATATTACAAACACCTTTAATCAATACGTTTTTTCCGTTAGCAACAATTTCGTATCCATTACCATAAATTTTACAAACTTGGTCACCATTAGGATGCATTTCAATAAAATTACCTGAAACGCCATGTTGCAAACGTACTCGTTCTCTTTGAGGAGTATCATCTAGTTGTAATGAATGTCCTGATTCAGTTTGTGTTATGTTGAGATAAGGATAGACTGGAGGATTAGAAGTATTAGCTGCTGATTCCGGTTCTGTCCACGATAAATCTGCCATTATGGTTTTCCATTATTAGATGTGGGTGTTGAAACAGAAACGACATTCTCAGTTGATGATAACGAAGATTGTGTATCTGTTATCGATTGATTAATTGTATCTGAAACTTTAGAAATAGCTACTCCGTCACTTATTGCTTGTGTTAAACTATTTTTTGCATCAACTAAACATTGTTTTAACATTGCTGCAGCTTTTGCTGGTAATGTAGCGATATAAACAATTAATGAATTTATTTCCGTAATAAATTGTTTTACCGCAGAAACTGCTTCTGTGGCTTTTTTCAAATATCCTTTAATCACTTCAACTTTTGCTTTAATATATTGTATTGCACTTCTTACAGCGTCTCCAAAAGGAGATGCGGAAGCCGATGCAAACAAATTTTCAATTGCTATTCTAATTGCTTCAATTGCTTCACTTACTTGAAATGAAACCCAAGTGATATAATATTTCATTTGTCCTGTAATATCACAAACATGAGCTAAATTATTATTAGAAAAATTTACTGATGTATTTGCAACTTGACCTCTTGCAATACCAGGAGTTGTCGGAAGTCCAGTAGTTTGTCCATCTCCAGAATTTTTTGGTGTTAAATTATCATTTGCTGTTATTGGGGTATCAGACATTTTTACTCCTATTGTTTAATACCAGGCAAAACACCCATCATAATTGGTGCTTGTCCGGACATGCCATCGGAAAAGAAACCTACAATCCAATCTCCTATCATAGGAGCAGAAAAACTTTTTGAATTGTTAATTGGATACATTGGTTGTGCCCATGGCAAATCTTTTGTGGGTAATTCTTGTGTATTATCTGTGTGCCATCCAAAAATACGAATCTGGCAACGACCTAAACCCAATGGGTCAGCACGATTTTCAATAACACCCATAAACCAAACGAATCCGTCTTTTCCTAAAAAATTTTCCATTATTTTGTTACCACTGCTTTCCAATCAGAACTTGAACTATTAACTTGGTTGTATTGTTCTGGTGTGCTATCCTTAGCAATTTCTAGAACAGTCTGAAATATGCCTTCAGACCTTATAATATGTCTAACAGCAGTCACTAAATATTTACCAGAATAAAACTTGTCCAATTCTTTGCCACTATTTGTAGGTTTCAAAGAAGGCAAATTAAAATTAATTGTTCTTCCTACAGTAATTCCTGAATCCCCAGGAATTGTTAATTTAACCACTATATAGTTTGATAAAGATATTTGTGCTGTTCTTAATGGCACATAATTTTCAATTGCAATATCTTGAGCAACAGAATTAGGAACTTGGTTTATATAGTCAACTTGTTTTTGTCCTGAATTTGTTGTGACCAATTTGAGCTTAGAATTGTATGCTTGGTTTTGTGTAAACCCCAATCTATTTTGAACTGGTGATAGTATACCTGAATTATCAAGTTTTGATATTTGTGCATTTTTTGAATAATTTAAATAGTCAAAATTAGTCACCTTTGATTTTCTAGCGATTGGGTCAATAGATATTAAACGGTTAGCATATGTTCCAGAATTAATATCGTGTAACATATCATAAGTTTTTACAAATTCATAGTTCAGAACACTTGTTGCTTTTTCTTGAAACGATTGTACATCATTGGATAAATTTGTTTGCTGATACTTATATGTTGCATAAACAGAACTTTTCATCATAGACTGTATTGACCTAAAATTGAAACCATCTTTTGTTTCAAAAAATAACATATCAGCACCAATTGTTCCAGTAATTGACGGTCTTGCATAGGTGGATAACCAACTAATTGCTTCAAAAGGTTTATATCTAGGAATTATAAAATTGTATATTCCTGTGGTCTTTTCAATGTATACATTTTTTGTTTTTTTGTCCACCTTTAAATAATCAGTAACAATATGATTTATCATCTTATCAATTTCCATATTGTATGATTTACTAATTTTAATTTGTTCAGATAGTAACAATTCTTCAGAGCAAAAGTATAATGTATAATATTCGGTACTCATATTAGTAGATGCCGTCCTAGGACCTACTTTGTATATTCTAAAAATTTGGTCAGTTGAATTTGGTGCATCTTTAACTTTACCAAAACTTACTTCTATAAATTCATTACCCGTTAATTGTAATGATTCAATAAAACCTTGTGCATCTTTTAATATGATATAACCTGAAATAACAAATGAATATAAATCTTCATAATACGACAGTTCAACCAAAAGCTTTTTCATTTCAAATCTTTGTCCGGCGGCTGTCAATATATTGAGTGTTTTTAGTGTGAAGTCTTGTGTGTAATAAGCACCACCGCCTTCAGCAAAATTTAAATTATCTGCCATGTTATTGTTTCATCAATGATTTCAATTCATTTTCTAGTTCTGCAACATAAACCGAATTAATAATTTTAATGTTTCTGTTATTTTCATTTTGTTGCAACTCATAATCGTAAATACTCAATGCATTTTTAGAAATGGTTACCGTTACAGGACCTGTTGGTAAATTATAGGTATTTGTTGTTAATTGAAGTGAATTATAGGTATCTAAAGAAATGGCAACTGTGTTTACAGTCGTTGTTTGAGTAATAGAATCATATTGTGTGGTTATTTGTTGATATTCTTGTATTGTGTTATGCACATCTGTTGTAGGATATTTGTCTTGTATATAATCATCAAATAATTTTCCAAACATAGGCCATTGCCATTGTGGGTCAATAATTTGATTTGCAAATAAAACTATCCAATATCTGTAAACATCACCATAATATTTGTGTGCAATAATTTCTGGTGTATCACCATCTTGTATATCATATGTATAATACACAGCAGGATTGTCCAAAAAACTACTCATTACACTTGCTCTTGCTAAAATATTAGTCAAAATAATTGAATTACCTAAATTATCGGTTTTTATTAATTTAGGTAATGTATTAAAATATTGCATGATTAATATCCGTTCTCAATTTGAGCACTATCAGTAAGTGTAAGTTCTTTAAATGTTATTGATAATGTTGTTTGAACTGGTGCGCCATCATCATGTGCTGACCAACCTTGTGGAGCATAATTCACATCGATACCTGTAATTACACTATTTTGAATTTTATTGAGGTGAGGATTTATTTTGCCGTTAAACATAAATTCAATACCAAAAGACGATGGTGGTACAAAAAACATACCAGCTGCAGCGGTGACAATTCTTGGAGCTGCATTTTTTCTAAACATTTTAATAATTTTTTCTACCATTTTTGCTTCGTCTTTTGAATATGGTGTAAAAGTAAAATTCATACTAAATTCACGAAAGCCAATTCCTTGAAATAATACTTGTAACTGTGGATTAACTGCGTAACCAGCTTTCTGTAAACCTAATTTTGCAAGAGTACCGCCAGCTTCAACAGCAGAAGTTACGGCTTGTCCAAATTTACCCATATTTGAACCAGGAACTATTTTATCGAGAACTGCGCCAGCCACAGAACCAATTGCACCAACTGCACTAATGCTATCATCATAAGAAACATTATATTGAAAATCTACTGTATCAGGCATGTATAAAGAGATATGGCCAACTATTTTCTCTCTTTGTGGTTGAAAATTTAAACCATTTGTTTCAAACGATGCGGATTCATGCTCAACAAGAGTTTGAATATTTTCAGCAGTACGTCCTATAAAACCCGAAGTGAAAGCTTTCAAATCAAAATTTTTTGCCTGTTCCGCTGTCGACAAAGATGGAAGATAACTTTTTAATTTTTCATATCCTATTGGTTCTACTTCATATACTTTAAATTGAACAGAATGTCCCTTTGTTAAAGAATTTAAATCTCTAGGATAGTGCAAATTATCCGAACGGAATGGATTAGAATATAAAAGTCCTAAAGGTCCATTACTAGTAATACCAGGAACAGATACGCCAGCAATTGAAGTGGGAATGGAAATTAAAGGCATTATTGTCTCATTTAATTGTTATACATAGTATTTATATGGCATATTCTGGACTATTTAAACCTCGCAACCCACAAAAATACATTGGTGACCACACCAATATTGTATATCGCTCATCTTGGGAGTGTAAGGTTATGGATTGGCTTGACCGAAATGACAATATTATATCTTGGGCGTCAGAAGAATTGGTTGTTCCATATAAGTCTCCTATTGATGGTAGATGGCACCGATACTTCCCTGACTTCCTTGTGAAAACAAAAACTTCTGATGGTAAATTGAAAACGACCATGATAGAAGTTAAACCAAAAAAAGAAACTACACCACCAAAACCACAGAAAAGAATCACCGAACAGTATATAAGAGCAGTCAAAACATGGGGTGTCAATGAAGCAAAATGGAAATCGGCTATTGAATATTGTGCTGACCGAGGATGGGAATTTAAAGTAATTACAGAGGATCATCTTGGACTCTAACTAAATAATACTATGGCATCTAAACTCACCCAATTATCACAAGAACGGTCGGCAACCGATTTTGCCGTCATGTCCAGGCAATCTATGAAATGGTTAAAGACAAAGATTGAAGAAATTCGTAGGCCTTTAACAATACCAAAAGATATTTCTAAAGAGGACTTTTGTAAAAATAAGAAATTTATGTTGGGTAAGTTATATTGCTTTTTCTATGACCCAAAAGGAAAAGATGATTTACCATATTATGATAAATTCCCAATGGTATTGGCATTAGAAAAGTATCCAGATGGGTTTTTGGGTTTAAACTTACATTATTTGCCATATAAGTATAGAGTGGCATTTTTAACCAAGTTGATGAATTACGCTGTCCTAGACGAAAACAATGATATCAAAAGACTTCGTATCACTTATGATATTTTGACCACCTCCAGGCGGTTCAAAGAGTTTCGGCCATGTATTAAAAGATATTTAAATAGTCATATTAGGTCAAAAATACTTGCCATTCAGCCAAGTGAGTTTGAAGTGGCATGTTTTTTACCTATACACCAATTTAAGGGTGCCAGACCATTAGAAGTCTGGAAAGAATCAGTAGACGAAATAAAAGGGCATTAAATGTCAGGGTCAATTAGCGAATTCAAATCAAGTTTTAATGGAGACTTAGCGAGAAGTAGTAAGTTTGATGTGAGTATTCCTATTCCACTTACTATGATACCTTATGTTACTTCTTCAAGGAATTTAAAATACCGTTGTGAATCTGCACAATTACCTGGAAGAACATTTGCTACAACAGAACAAAAGACATATGGTCCTATAGAAAAGTATCCTTACTTAACATCATTTACTGACCTTGATTTGACGTTTCTTGTCGATGATGATATGAACCAAAAAGTATTATTTGATGCTTGGTTGAATTATATCAACCCACAATATAATAATAATTTTAGATATAAAGGTGATTACGCCACAATTATAACCGTCAATCAGTATGATGTGACTAATGAATTATCATATTCGGTTAATTTTTATGATGCTTATCCTATATCAATAAACCAAATGGATTTAAATTGGTCGGATGAAGGTGTTCATAAACTTGTAGTAACATTTGCATATACATATTGGCAGAACAATTCATTACAGGCTGCTGGTATGCAGTTGGTTGATGCAGGTATCAATTCTGTTATATCTGCAATTGGTGGATTAAATTAATTTTTTTAATGGAGTGAAAATAAAATGGCTTTACCTAAAATTGACGTACCAACATACTTGATTGATTTACCTGTTTCTAAAAAACAAATAAAGTATAGACCTTTTCTTGTAAAAGAACAAAGAAATTTATTGATGGCAATGGAATCAAGTGATGCCTCAACAATACAACAAAGTGTTAGAGATATACTACATAATTGCACTCTGACAGAAGGCATTGATATAGATAAATTACCTATTATTGATGTTGAATATTATTTTATTAACCTCAGAGCAAAGTCTGTTGGTGAAGTTGTTGAATCTCGTTATAAATGTAATAATGAAGTTGATGATGTGGAATGCGGTAACATTATGGAATCAGAAATTAATTTATTGGATATTAAAGTTCAAACAAATGATGAAATTTCACCTGAAATTAAATTGGATTCCAAATTAACTGTTAAGTTAAAATATCCAGAATTTAGTATTGTTGAAGATTCTTTAAAATATGATAGTATCAATGAAGTAACTTTTAATATGATTGCACAAAGTATTGAGTATATCTATGATGGTGAGCAATTCTATTATGCTAAAGAATCAACACCAAAAGAATTGTTGGAATTTGTTGAAGGTATGAATCAAGACCAATTTGCCAAAGTAGAAGAATTTTTTAATAACTTACCAAAACTAAAAGAAACATTAGATATTACTTGTAAAAAATGTGGGTTTCATCACCATATTGATGTGGAAGGCCTTGAAAGTTTTTTCGTTTAATATTTCGTCATGACAATTTAAAGAATTACTATAAAACAAACTTTTCGTTGATACAGCACCACAAGTATAGTTTGTTTGAACTTGAAAATATGATGCCGTGGGAAAGAGATATCTACGTTTCTATGTTGATTGCTTATATTGAAGAAGAAAATCAAAAAATAAAAGAGAAACAAAAACGATAGATGTCGATTTCAAAAGCACTCTCTAAAACAGTCTCTGCGATTACCGGATTTGCCGGTAACTTAACTCGTGCGGCATTTGGCCTCGATAATCCTTCTGCGAGCCCATCAAAAAAACCAGATAAAAAAACCAAAGGTAGTGTAAAAAATACAGAGCCAATTGATAGTGGTGCATTATCATCTGCAAATAAAGTAATGGGAATGATTTATGGCCAGTTAGTAAAAGCTAGACAATCAGAGTTACTTCACAGAGAAGAATTACAAAGTAAAGCCGAAGATAAAAAACGTGATGACGAAAAACGTAATGGCGAAATCATTAAAGCTTTAACGATTAAAATAAAACCCACAAAAAAATTGCAGGTAAAAAATAAACCAACCACACCTAAAGTCGAACCAACCACACCTAAAGTTCAGCCAACCACACCTAAAGTTCAGCCAACCACACCTAAAGTTCAGCCAACCACACCTAAAGTTCAGCCAACTAAACCTAAAATTGAAAAAGTAACTCCCAAAACAACCATCAAAGAACCTCCTAAACAACCAGAAAAAATAAATGCAACACCAAATATCTCCAGCGTCAAACCTTCTGTTGGTGGTACAGTATTAACAGGAGCTGCAGGACTCATTGGGGCTATACTATCACACGAAAGTTATGGTGGAAATGTAAATGCATATAATTATAATATTTCAGGTAAAAAATATGGTGGAGGAAAAGATAGACCAAATGATAAATTAAAACCTGGTAAAAATATTTCCGAAATGACCGTAGGAGAAATCAAAGAAGAACAAGCAAAACGCAATTTATTTGCTGTGGGGAAATGGCAAATGGTTCCAAATACTTTCAATGAAGGTGTAAATTATGTGGGATTAAAAGATACAGATTTATTTGATGAAACAAATCAAAATAAAATGTGGGACTTTTTTACACATAAAAAAAGACCAAAAATAGGAATGTACTTGGAAGGTAAAGGTAATGTCAGTAAAGATGAAGCAGTAACTGAAATAGCAAAAGAATGGGCATCTGTTGGTGTTCCGCATGATATGCAAGGTAATAAACAATTTGTAACAAAAGGACAAACTTACTATCTAGGTGATGGAATTAATAGAGCTCATACATCACCTGATTTGATTGCCAATATGCTGGACCAATCTAAAAGTAACAAATCAAATACTAATTCAGCTTCCAAAATAGAATCCCCTCAAATAATTCCTTCTTCTGGTCCATCTGGTATGAATCAAACAACAGATAAAATATATGCCTTAGGTGATAGTCATGCCGCATTGATTGCCGGTAATAGTGGCAAAGCTTTTGTTAATATGGCGATACCAGGATCTCGTTCTAGTGATTCAAGGCATTTAGAGAATATAAAAAAAGTACCTGATGGTAGTACCGTAATATTATCTTTAGGTCATAATGATGGTGGAGTTGATCCCGAAAAAACTATTCAAAATATAAAAAAGATTATTGAAATTGCTAAAAAGAAAAACATCAAGGTTAATTTTGTGGGATTCCCATTATCCGATAAAGCTAACTTACAACTACATAATAAAATTCAGCCAATCATATTACAAGGAATTTCACAATCAATACAATCTACGGGAGGTTCAATATTTCAAGTAGGTACTATAAAAATAGGTTCCACCGCTGACGCTGAGGGCATACACGCAAAAGGTGATAGATATAAGGAATTGGGTAAAGAAATTATAAATGGAAAACCAAAAGCGGAAGTTCAAATATTACAGTTAAATAGTGATGCTGTAGAACAATCATCGAAAGAAAATATAAACTTAAAATCATCTATGAATAATCAATCACAAACTAATGTAAATAATACTATTGTTGCACCAACGAATGATGACCAAACATCATCAATACCAAAAAAGAAAATAGATGATAGACCAGCTATACAGAGAAAATAAATGGCAACTAAAAAAATATCACCGCAAACTCAAACTACTGTCCTTGAATTAACCGGCAAATTTGGTCCACAAGGATTAATAAGTAAACTCTTTGGTTCTTCCAGAGAGAATAAAGATATGGAGTTTACGGGTAAAGCTAAAGTAGTAAAAGGTAAAGATACTGCAAGTAAAATCAAACCGTTGCAACAAGGTAATGATTTACTTGATATGTTATTAAAAATTTATACATTTCTACAAAAAAACTTTGATGAAGATAAACTATCCCGAGAAAAAGAAAATAACTTCAAAGAAGAAGAATTGATAGAAGCACAAAAAAGGCACGAAAAATTATTAGCCGCACTAGAAAATTTGAAAAAGAATTTAATTCCAAAAGAAGTTACTGCTGTTCCAGAAAAAACGGATAATGGTCCTAGTATTTTTGATTCTCTCTTAAACAAGTTGTATGAAAAATTATTTGGTGATTTGGAACAAAAATTACTTGATAAACTATTAAATAGAAAATTACCAACAACACCTGATGAAGCTACACAAAAAGGTTCTGTATTAAACAAATTGCTGACATTTTTGATTGGTAATACATCTTTAGTTCCATCATTAGCTTTTGTTGCGCCTTGGTTAATGGCAGCATATGAAAGAAGAAAAATAGAAGAAAATCCGAATGCTCCGGAATACAAAGATAATCCTTATGCAATGGTAGTGAGAGGTGAAGCAAAAACTCAAGGTGAATCTGGTGCAATCAATCAAAGAAAAGTGACGGCTAGAACTATGGGTGGTGGAGGTTATGTGCCAACTCCTTCAGAGGCAAAATCTGCATTGGATAGTGGTGACCAAAATGTAATAAGTTCCTTAGGTGGAAAACAAAAATTAGAAGAAATAGCAAATCAGCCCGAAGCACCTAAAGTTATGCCTAAAGGTAGAGGTGGTCTGGCTCAACCACCAAAAACTGAACCTATATCACCAACAAGTAATCGTTTTTCTGCTATGGGTCCTACAACACCTAAAGTTAATTCTGTTGAAACTCCGCCTTCTTCAAGTAAATTAAATACTGTTACTAATGATAACAATACAGCTAAGATAAATGCAATGCCTGCACCACCTAGTGTATCAACTATCAATAATACAATTCAATCTGGTGGTACTAAAAAAACAAAAGTTTTGGAAAAACTCGATGTGCCGCACGTTAGAAACCAAGAAGAAACATTCCAGAAAATGATATTATACTCCACTAGAGTTGTATAATAAAAAACCCCGCCGAAGCGGGGTCTGGTACTTGCACGGGTTTCTTGATTAATCTTCTTCAGCTAACTTACTGAAATAGTTTAAATCATCATCATCTTCTGTTGTAACTAACTCAGGTTCTTTGGCTGCTTTTGGTGCAGTTCTTGCTTGTTCCTTAATTGTTTCAACTGTAGTCTTAGGTGCAATCACCTCACCATTTAGACCTAATACTTTATCTAAACGACCTTTTAATTGCTCATATGATTTGAATTCACCTTCTTTGAGTAATGCAGATAAAGAATGTTCTTTCTTCCAAATTGCTTCCATCTTACTATCATCATCTGAAAGTGGCGCTGGAGATTCAAATTCAGACTTATCATAGTTCTGATAGCCTTCAACTTTACGAATCTTCAACTTGAAGTTAGCACCTTTCCATAAATCAAATGGATTGATTGCAGTTTCATCAGCAAATTGT